GTATCTAATCTTCGATCTGAAGGCATTGGGTATTCATTAGGGTCTACCTTCATTGATATCATCATATTAACTTTTACCATCGTAGACCTCAATAAGTTTATTCAGATACCATCGTGCTTTCTTGAGGTCTTCTAAACCATTCTTGTATCTAAATCTCCATAGGTATTTGACTATGTTACCTTGTAAGTAATAATCAAAACCATCTACTAACATAGCTTCTAAGGCATCAATGGTTTCAATACCTGCTTTGTTATAATGTTCAGGATTATTGACCATATCCTTTTTCTTCATTTTTTTCTCCTCTTGCTCTGCCATATACATCATATACTCTAGATGCCTCATATGCTTTTTACCATATTGATTATCCGTTGTCAACGCTTAGTATCTTTATTAAAATCTAATGTTATAACATTTCCTGATATATTATCTACTTTTGCCTTTTTAGGCTTGTTAATGTTATCAGGTTCAGATGGAGATTCCATGTAGTCATAAACTATGTCTCTAAAGTCTGCATCTTCTTGCATTAATGATAATGCAGCACAGCCCATTTGACATATTTGTTCTAGCTTAGAGAAGCTCTCTTTGTCTATATTAGCTTTTCTAGCGTTGATTATTAATTGAAACACACCTGTATATGCACCCTTATCTGTAATATCAGGAACTATTTCTATAAAAAAATGATTGCCTTTGTTGTCACATTCCATTGTCATTTGCTTCTCCTTACTTTAGTTCCGATGAATTTTATAAACTTAGGGTGTTTGTTTTTACCTTTTTCTTTTAACCATTCTTCAGGTATTATTCTGTCATAGTATCTAAAACCATGTTTTATACACCACTGTCCATAAGTAGATTTAGCACCCTTCCTTAATTTGTTTCTACTGTTAGTAAATACAAATCTAATATCAAGTTTAGGGTGCTGTTTCTTTATAGCTAAATGCTTTCTTCTATCAATAGCTAAGAATCTACCCTTTGTTTCTATAATTATACCATTATCCAAAACAAAATCAGGGGTATAGGTTCTGTAAGATAAATCTTCCCACTCAATCTTGATTTGCTCATACAAATATTTATGTTTCAACTCATCAAGATAAATAGATAGCTTATGTTCTAAACCACTCCTATACCCATGCTTTATAGCATCTCTTCTTATTTTATGAGGAGACACCTAGAAGTTTCGCCAAGAAATAAATGGATTACTATATGAATAAGTATTAGAATAACCTAAGTTCTTTAGCTCTTCTTTTACTGCTTCATCGGCTGCTTTCCTAGCTTCAATAGCATCTCGCAAACCTGCTGTACGCATTTCACGATATTCTTTTTTAGCTTCAGCTAGTTGCTTTTCCATTTCTTCTATATTGGCTTTTAGTTCGTCAATTGACTTGCTCATTTACGTACTCCTTTCTTAGTTCAACATAAGACACAACTTTAGGGAACTGTGCCTTAGACATTACTGATGGTAATTCTTGTAAGTTTTTCCAACAAGAATGTTTGTAGTCACAGAAACTACAATTAGTTCCTAAGACTTTATTACCTGTAGGCTTACCCCTAAATGTTTCCTCTACAGGCTCAAAGCATCGTTCAAATTTATTCTCATTAACCTTTTTAACTGTTGCTTCAATCTTCTTCATTTCTTTTGGTATATCAACATTCTTTGCAGATACATATTTGAATTTACCATTAGCTTTGTTGACTACCCACCAACCACCTACCTTTTTATTAGAGGCTTGTGCATAACCAACTAGCTGTGCGATATAACCAAATGCATCTCCTTCACTCAATGTTTCAAAAGATTCAAACTTGTTATCGTAAGACCAACTTGAAGCTGACTTAACATCATCAACTGCATCATCAATAACTAAATCATAAGTGCCATTTATTTTTGTATCACTAACTTCTAATTCTACATTCTTAGGCTCTTCATACTTAACTCCTGATGCTTTTAACAAACCTTTGAATACAGCTTCAACTATATCGCCTAACATCATATTCATCATAAAATTGTTAGGTTTACCTGTAGCTAATTCAGGCTTATTCTTTTCAAACCACAATTGACATGTAGGTCTGCCTAAGTTGGACATACGTAACTTAAAGTCTTTTCTTGTTTCACCACTACCAAACTGCTTTTTTAGTGCATCAGTTACATCTTTGCCAACTTGCTCTATGACATCATCAGGCATTGTTGTTTTACCATTCAATGCATCAGTCATGTATTGATGAACTAGCAGTTCAGCAGGGTGAGTAGGATTAGGCATTTTCTGATTCCATATCCACGTCTATAAAATCATCAACAGTCTTCATATCATCTTCTGATATTTCGTTCTGTCTTTCAGAAACTGCTTCATCCCATTTGGAAATGATACCATCATTATGAACCTTTATCCAATCCATAAAGTCTCCGAATAACTTATGGTCGTTTTCAGATATATCTAACTTATTTGTTAAATCTAAACCAATGTTAGAAGTATAATAAGTACTACCGTTATTACCTTTATTTGGTTTAGGTTCACCTAAGTCTATATTATGTTGTAATGGTAATCTTTCCATCTGAGCAAATTTACTAAATACACCACCTAAAGCTTTGTAGTCAGTGTTGTTAGATACTTCCCATATAACAGGAAAACTACCTAACTCTTCTTCTACCTCATCTCCATTAGAAGCTTTAATAGGCTTCAATAGAGTAGCTGTACCAAACAAAACTCTGAATCTTTTCACATCTCTTATAGCTTGTTTTACAGAATCAGGTAATGATTGAAAGTCTTCTACAAATCCTGCAGGTTTACCACAGTTAAAAGTTCCTGAATCATCTTTTAAATCAATATTAAGATTATCAGATAAGACAGAATTAATGTAGTATCCCTTCTTTTCTCCTTCTTTTGGATTCTTGTATTGTATATATTTTTTATACATGAACCTCTGTACAAAAGGTCTAAACTTAACCTTCCTAGAAAAGTAAAAGGTGGAAGGATTCCCAACTTGCTCTAGTCTATATGAGCCACCCTCAACAACCTCAGTAGTTATCTGCTTACCTTGACTGTTAATATCTGTACCCATAGTAGCCTGATGCCAAAGCCTAAACCTATTTAGGACATTGGTCTTTTTCTCTCCAGACGTTGTAGGCAATCCCATAGCTTTAGCCATAGATGCATAATTATCTGTACTTATAGTTGTAATTTCATTCATTATATATTTTCTCCTTTCAAAAGAATCCTAGTTATATCACGACACATCTTTTGTGTCAAGCCAATTATCTCCTATCTTCGCTTCTAATAAAAGAGGTACATTAAAATCAATTTTAAATGTAATGTTTATCAAATTGTTTAAAGTCCTATTTATATTGCGAATGATATTCAATACGTCTTCCGTCTCATGTGGGTGAATATCTATTACTATAGAGTCATGTACTGTATTTACCACACATGAATTATACCTGTCAAGTGCTTTATCAATTTCTATCAAAACTAATGGTACAACATCAGCAGTAGCAAATGATTGCACAGGGTAGTTCTTTATCTGTGTAAAGTGAGACACACTACCATTCATACGTCTCTCAACATCAGGAAAAGAAAATTGCCTACCTGATGGTGTTGTTATCATGTTTGTTTCTAAAGCTTCCTTAGCCAACTTAGAATGCCACGATGCAACCCCTTTGTACTTTTGTGTGAACTGTTCATAATATTTTGCTTCAGCATTCGTTCTCCCAAATCCTGTTGCTCCATAGAGAGGTGCAAAGGTATGAGCTTTTGCTTCTTGCCTAGAAGTCTTCTGACCTGATTCCGTAATGACAGAAGCAGTGTATGCATGTACATCAAATCCATCTTCAATCTCCTTCATTGCTATTTTGTCTTGTGACAAGTAGGCAGCCGTTCTAAACTCTAACTGTGCAAAGTCAGCTTCCAATATCTTGCCACCTTCCCAACGTGATACAAATACTTTCTTTACAGGAAATGTACCACCTCTAGGCATGTTCTGCATGTTAGGGTCAGCACCACTAAATCTACCTGTTGCAGTTCTGTGTTGTAGTAGCCTAACATGAAGTTTACCATCTGATTTAACATGAGTACTAATCCCCTCAACAAAAGATGATAAATAAGTATCCAATGCTGACAATCTTTGTAAGTCAGTTAGAAACTGTACTGCATCTGTTAAGTTATTCTTCTTAGCTACATTACGTAGAATATCTAAGTATGCTTTATTAGTTGTAAAACCATTAGCACTAACCCACTTAGCATTAGGTGCTGAAAACTTCAGTCCTGCTACATGTTTCGTATCATTAAATAAGTAGCCATAAGTATTACAATTATTACACCTGTTTGGCTTAGAGTATAAACTACCATCTTTCTTTACCTTTCTTATGTAACCCTCTCCCTTGCACTCATTGCATTTTACTGCCTGTGTTTTATACAATGTATTAGAATACTCATTTACTTTATCTTTATATTCTTGCACATCCATATATGGGGTGAAGTTATTTGCCCACATAGCTTTGTCTATAGGCTTTCTACTGTAGATAACCCAAGACATTTGCTCAGGACTATTTAAATTAATAGGTGTGTCTCCCATTAGATTCTGTACTTGTTTGTTTAGTCTTTCTTCTATAGACTTCTTTTCCTTTTCAAACTCAACTCTAACTTCATCTAACTTGGAAACATCAACCTTGAATCCTCTTTGATATATTCTGCCTAAAGTTACTGCTACTCTGTTTGTTAAGATAACTGTGTCCATCAAAGATGCATACTCAACAGTATTTAGTTTTCTATATATCCTGTCAGATAATTGTTGTGTCGCATGTAAGTCTGCAGACAAGTAACTTGATAACTCTTCATGTGGTATCTCATCAACACCTACACCCTTTTTGAAATACTCTTTCAAAGTATCTTGTTTCTGAGTTTCTAGTTCATATCTCTCAGCACATGCTTCCAAAGACAATGGTTGTTTCTGACCACGTTGCAAGACATACTCGCCTAACATTGTATCAAATACTGAACCTTCGTATTTAAAGCCACACTCCCACAACCACATAAGGTCGTGAACAATATTGTGACCTATAAGAATTGTGGCTTCATCCAATAACTCCTGTACACCATCAAAGTTATCACGAAACAAATACTCTTTACCTGTATCTTTTAAACAACCAACCATGACAAGTTTATTGGTAGATTCAAATGGGTCAAGATGCATTTTACCATCACGATGAGTAACAGTATTCTCTACATCTATTGTTAATTTCATACTTCATACCTTCCTACTTGGTAATTTAAATTACAATGAACGACACCATGCCATCCTGTAAGTTTATTTTTTACCACATTCAAATGTCTTTGTAAATCTTCTTCTTCAGAATCTTGTCTTGGTGGATTCTTAGCTATCAAAATCATTAAGTCAGCTTCAGCTGCTTTACCTGTACGTGAGCCTTCCATCATACTTTGATTCAGTAACACCTTACCTTCTGCATCAGCAGATAGTTGTGACATATAAAAGACTGCACATTGATGCTCTTTAGCAATCATACGAGCATGTATTGCATTAGCTTTTAATGCTTCATCTGCTCTAGCGAAACCTGCAGTACGTGCAAACTTATCGCCCATGTCAAGCACAACAATGTCAGGCTTGTAAGATTTGCATACACTCTCTACCCATGACATGTCTCTACCTGTTGCATCTTTTATTTTAATGTTCTGTTTGATAGGTTCATACAAGTCACGAGCCTTCATAGGATTTGTTTTTATCTCTCGCATTGTCATACCTGTAGATGCAGTTAAGTATCTAGCACCAACTCTATGACTACCTTCTTCATTACATAAGATGATACAACTAGCACCTTGTCGTGCCAAGCCATCAGGACCTGCTAACAAACTTGCATGAAAAGAAGTCTTACCTGTGTTAGGTCTTGCTCCTACTTCAATCAAGTGTCCTGCATTGATGCCCTCAACCTGTCTTGTTAAAGATGGTACGTTAAATGCCCATCTAGCTTCTAAATCATTCTTTGCTAATAGTGTATCAATATCCATATCATCCCACTCCACGTTAAGGTTAGGTGTAAAATCATCTCCATACATTTCAAGTATATTACGTATAGGTTCTAAACTTGAATGAGAACCATTCACATAATCAAATCCTATGTTCGCAATATCTTCTCCAACAACTTGTTGAAATAACCTTGACAATACTTCTTGTGCTACATCTGCACCCATAGGTTGTTCATTCTTAATTTGTCTGAACAAAGAACTATATGCTTGCTTCTGTGCAGTAGTCATAGTTGGATTACTTGACATGAACAATGCTTCAATCTCATCAGGTGTAACATCACGTTCATACCTACTCATAGCAGTATCAATAGCTTGCTTTATCTTTCTTGTATCTTTACTGAATAGTCTATCAGGACATCTTGCCCCTCTATGGTCATCATAGAAAGACTTATCCATAAGACTTCTTACTAATGCTAATTCCATTCCTGTGTCTCCTTTTGGGTTAAACTCATTAAGTTTTGCATGTCAATAGGCTTACGATATTTTAAATCATCTGTCAATCTAAGTATCTTAATGTCCTTGACATATCCTCGTAACTCTTTTGCAAAGGCTAGTGTTTTTGGCAATGCATCAGGGTCTAAGGCTATTACGGCAGTAGAGAACTGTGATAGAAATCTCTTATGGGAATCTAATAATGACGTACCTAACACAGCTAACCCAACATATACATCATTACCAACAGAGACTGCACTAACACAATCCTCTACTACGATTGCGATACTACCACTACCATGAGTAAAAGGCAAGTCTGAATTACCATATCTTTTCCACTTAGGTAATTTATTATGGATTGACCTACCTGTAGCATCAACAATTACTCCATCTTTTTTGATGGGAAATACTATTCTACTTTCTTTAACATCGTAGTACATTTCAACTTCATCTATATCTAATTCCCATAACTCACAAAAATTCATAACCTCTTTTCTATATCTGTGAGGTACAATGAAATCAGGCATAGTGAATATATTTTCTTTTACCTTCTCCTCTTTCTTTTGTATGGCACGTATTTCATCTGCACTTAAATGAACACGAGAACTGCCCTTTGTATTACAACTAGCTTTGTAACAATTCCAAAGAAGAGAACCCATGTTATTTGTAACAGAAAATGTTTTATAAGAATTACATAGAGGACAATTCATTCTTTTAGTCTCTCCATTCTCTACATTTAATTGTTTTACATATGTATATATATTAATCATATTATTATATTACCCTTCCTTGTCGGCATATACAATGCTTGTACCATGGATATTTTTTTCTGTCAACCCTCTACGTGTATTTAATGCTAAATTAGCACTAGCAAACGTATTTTTCATGTAAGGTTTAACAGATTGTGGGTTAGCATGTCCTGTTACTGACATAATATTACCCATAGATACACCTGCATCTACCATTTCTACTGTACCTGTTCTACGTAAGTCACTTAATCTAAGCTCCTTAGATAGCCCTGCAGAGTCCATAACCTTTCTAGCTAGTAAGGGTAGCTTAGTAAGCGAATAAGGCTTGTAAGACCCCCTGTAGGCTCTTGGGCGAGGTGCTACATACTTTTGAAACCCATAATCATCATTCTGCTGACGTAACATATCATATAATTCATCTGAAATAGGTAAAAATACTTCTGCTCTACGTTTTGATTGTAACAAATACATTTTTTTCTCTTCAAAATCTATGTTAGACCACTCAAGTAATCTCATATCGCCAATTCTTTGACACCATTCGTATGCCATATGTGCAATCAGACCAATGCTTCTTGTGTTAAAGTCTGCGTAACAGGTATCAAGAAACCTGATAACGTCTTTCTTAGACCACACAACTTTACGACTAGTTGATAATCTTTTCTTGATATTACTGAATGGATTCTGAGTACAATGCTCCATATTTATGCCATAATTTAGAATTACTCTAGCTACAGACATGATATGATTAGCCATTGATACTCCTCTCTCACACCAAGAATTATATGCCAACTTAGCCATCTTCGTGGTCAAACTAGGTAGCATTACACCACCTAGCTTTTGATTTTTACCTACGGAAGTATTGGCAAACACATCTAAAAAGTATTTATATTGTGCTTTAGTTTCTTCACGTAAGTTATTGAATTCAAAGGATAAATAATAGTCCTGTATTAAAGTTTTTACTTTCATTTTTAAGCTGCCATCAATGATTTGAACTGAGGTGATGTTATCCATTGTGCTACTTTTTGCTCTCTTGCCCACATGGATTGTGCAACAGTATCCTTGCCTGTATTACGTAAGGAAAAACCATTTCTCTCATCTGCATAAGATGCATAGTTAGTAAATGCAGAGTATAAAGCGAACACATTTTTGCCTCTTTTAGAAATCTCTTGACAACACAACTCATACATTTTCTTAGCTAATGTTTCTGATTTGATGATGCTTTCAAGTAGAGTTTTACCATCTACGTTAAGAGGTGTATCAGCCATTGATTGTAAGTACCTCTGTCTTGCATCAAATGTACTCTTTGAGTTCTTCAACTCCCATATAAAGGTCTCAATGTTAAAGCCTGATGTATTCTTCTTACGTATGGTGCTAAAATCGCCTGTAATCTGCCCATTAGAACAGTATGTATCTATTGCACCAAAGTGTGCTTGGTTAGAAGCTGAACCATCTATGGCATGTAGTCCAATTATCCTCTCATTGATAACTGTTTGATGCTTAGATGTTGTAATTATATGTGATACGTTAGGTAATGTTATATCTACTTGTGACCAAGCATTATTTCTTGCACTTTTGAGTGTAACTTGTGCTCCATATAAATCACTAGCTTCACGATTGTCTCGTATGACATCTTCCATAGCACCAAAGAAGTCAGGGTGTGAGGCACAGGTAAAACCTTTACCCACTATACCTAAATATTCTCCTGTATCTTCTCTGACTACATACTTGTGGTCTTCCATCTTTGTAGGCTCATACACTACATCAAAGTTTAAGTTATCATTTAAGTTAATTAATTTGTCTTGTATTCCATCTAACGGCATTGTTTGTCTCCTTTCAAAAGTTATGCCACAACTTGTGGCTTTGGGTTAGTGATACTTGTTTATATAAGGTTAATAAAAATTTGTCAACCTTTACTTAGCATCAATGTAAATTCTCATATGAGATGATTCATTCAAGCCTTGACCCCAATAGGTAGCACCTGTACCTTTGAGTTCTTCTTTGATGTGTTGTCCACGTACTCTCATCTTGTATGATTCTTTGTTAAGATACTTCTTCATAGTATCAACAAACTCTTGACCATCTGTGTCGTTAGGTATCTCGCTGAATACATAGTTACAACCTTTCTTAGATGTAGCTTTATCATATTCTCCTTTCCAATAATTTGCCCTTGCATTAGACCTATCTACTTCCTTCCATGCTATGTCATATGCTTCAGCTTTAACAGTAGGTTGACTATTCACTTCAGCTAGAGCATTTTTGACTTTATCGTGTGTATCTTTCTCTACCATGTTCATGGCTTTCTCCTTCCACATGTCACGTTCCTTAGCTATCTTAAGTGCCGTATCTGTAGTACCTACTTGTCTGTTCAACATACGGTCTTGATGCCTGAATGCTCTGACTAAATACACAACATCCATGTCAGCTATTTTTATAGGTTCATCTCTATGAAAAGAATGATGCTCTACCTCATCTAACTCGTACATATCAGCAGGTAGTTTTCCGTTTACTGCTTCTGCTATTTTAATTAATTGTTTTAACTTCATGCTACTTCTCCTTTCATCCAAGTTGGTAATTCTGTTTCCATCCATTTTGGTTTTTCTGTATACTTGTATCTCGCAAACCTAGACTTGTCAACAATATAAAATCTTCTATAGGCTAGTATAGGAAATACCTCATCTGTTTTTAGTTGGTCATGCCCACTAAAACATTGTGGGTGTGGGGTCATAAAGTTTTTCCAATCAGGTACAAACTTTCTACCTTCCCATAAGGGTGTGAAATGTTTGACTGCACCATGATACTTACCATATCTCTTTGTATATTCTTTTAACATACAATCATACAAACTAAATGCCCATATATAATTAAGCTGACACTCCATTGCCCACAATGTGCAAGGGTGCTTCTGATGTACAGGCTTATACAAACCTCTTTCCTCTGCATAGTCAGGTGCATGATGCCATAGTGCAGTACACAACATCTGTGCTTCTTCAAGTGGCATCTTCACTATATGTTGGTCACATAGAGACTTAGCAATCTCTTGTGGTGTTTGTTCTATGATAAATCTATTCATGTGTATCTCCTACTCTGTTTTCTCTATTGTTACTACAACTTGGTCAACCATGTCAATTATTTGTTGTGCATCATAAGCAAACATATAAATGTATATAGTACCATACTCCTCTTTACCTCTTGGGTGTTCCATTTCTACATAATATCTATTCATTTTTTATCTCCCATCTATAAAATATGTGGTCATCTATTCTTGTTACATAAGTCTTTGTCTCTGCCCAACTAGGATTCACATAGTGTGCATGGTAGTGTGTCGCACCTTCTACAAAGTCATCTAGTTTTTTATGATATACTTTGTATGCAACCTTCAAAGCAATCTTCATAGCTTCCTTGTTCTTAGGCTTATCACTTTTGCCATCACAGTACCAACTGAATTGGCATCTGTTCTTGATAGGTAGGGTAGGTTTCCATTTGTATGTTAAGCCTTGTTTAACTACGTCACATACGTTGTTAGGATACCTAGTGTCCTCTACCCTATTCATTACTACTTGTGCTACTGCTACTTGCCCTACGAAACTTTGGTTCTTAGCTTCATGGTAGGTGTTGAGTGCTAGACACATGATTGCTTCAAGCATTATACATTCTCGTATTCATATGAGCCATTCCATCTACTGTAGTGACCATGTTCACACTCAACTTTAGCACCAACAATTCTAGCAAGTCTTTGTTCCATGCCATCTAGTTTACATACCATGTCATAATCTATTGGACACTTATCATCTGTCATTGCATTAATACTACGTAAGTCTTCTAACATTTTTAAAATTTCTCTAGCATCTCGTTTGGTAAGATTTATAATCTTATTTATTTCTTTTACTTTCTTAGCCATTACACATTCTCCTTTTTAAATACTGTGTTCCAAGTTTCTTCTATTTCATCATCAAGATTACCATCGTCAATGAATTGTAGTTGGTCTTTGACATATTGCATACGACATTGTTCAAGTGTCCAAAAGTCTGTTGCTACTTCTTCAAAGAACAACACAGGTTGCAATTCATCTTTGCTCATATTTATTGCTTGGTAAAATAAAATATTAACCAATGCTTTTTTGTATCGTGTTTCATTTGTCATTACACATACTCCTTATTATTGTTATACATTTCATGCCATGTCTCAGCCAATGGAATACCCTTGAGT